TGTTGGTGACCACGTTAGAAATCATTGGTGATCCTTTTTGGATTGCTCAAAAACCTGTGACCAACAAAACATTCACTGAATCACATGTGGAAAGTGCACCATACACAGATGAACTGGGTGCTGTGAGTCCGGATGGCAGAGAAGTGTTGATTGATTTCAATTTCAAAACGCCCACAGACTTGGATGATGACACTGGCATATTCTTTAACAATCAGAGAGTGACATTCAGTGGAAAATACAAAGTATATATGTGTGCCAGCAGATTTGCTGATGGCATGTTCACAAATGAACTGGAAATGGTGAGAATGAGATTTCAAGAAGATGATGAACCAGAAGTTGTAGCAAACAACCAAGGTGCATCCAAGGCAGGACTGCAGAACAAACAGGGTGTGGGCAGATATGATCCAACCAAACCAGCGTTTCTCACAGACCTTGGTTCCAATGCAGGAGACATAGGCGTGCAGGGAGACAACACAGGAGACAACGTCACAAAAATTCCTGTGGGCAGTAACATCACAAGACAATACACAGGAGCCAACCGTGGCGGGTTTGTGCCGGAAGGGTTTAACGCAATTGTACAACCAAGAATAGACATCACATTTGGTGACCAGTTTTATTCAAAATCACAACTTGACCTCATCAGAGAAATTGGAGCAACACCAGACCCATCAAGGATAAGACCAGATGGCAATTAATCAAAGAAAATCTCAAGACGAAATACAAAAGAAAATTCAACAGTTTCCTGGACCCTACATTGGCTATGTGAAAAACCCCACTGATCTCAACAGAATGGGCAGACTGTTTGTGTTCATACCCTCACTGCATGGAACCTATGATGAAACCAACAAAAATCCACAATCGCAGGTGATTGGTGTGAGTTACTGCTCACCCTTTGCAGGACAGACACCACTGAGCGAAACCAATTCCAACAACAGAGAATTTGCCAACACACAAAAGTCATATGGATTTTGGATGGTGCCACCAGACATTGACACCAAGGTGTTGGTTATGTTTGCAGATGGTAACCCCAACGCAGGCTATTGGCTGGGTTGTGTGTATGAAGACTTCATGAATCACATGACGCCAGGCATTGCTGTGAGCGAACCCAACAAGTTTGTGGGCACACCAGAAGAAAATGAACAGTACTATTCAACACTTGGATTGACCCAAGTGCCTGTGGCAGAAGCACAACGCAGAGCTGAATCTGACAACATCACAAGATTAAATGCAAATCCAGACAATGATGTTGCATTTTCTGTGAGACCGGCTCACACTCCTTCCGCACAGTCATTGATAGCACAAGGACTCATCACGGACCCTGTGAGAGGCACCACCACATCGTCGGCCAGACGTGAAACTCCTTCACAGGTGTTTGGCATATCCACACCAGGACCCATTGACTTTGCAGGACAGCAGACCCGCAAGAGAGAATCTGTCAACAGACACGGTAGAATTCACACAGATGCTGATGATGAATTTGCATTTGACAAAGTGGCACATTCACGTTTGGGCGGCAACACATTTGTGATGGATGACGGCACGCCAGTCAAACGAGAAGGATCTGTGAATGTCACAGACATTGAAAATGAACTGATCAGATTGCGAACTCGTTCAGGTGCACAGGTTTTACTGCACAACTCAAAAGATGTTGTGTACATTATTAATAATTCAGGCACTGCTTGGATTGAATTTACCCAAGATGGCAAGATTGATGTGTATGCCAAAGACTCTGTGTCAATCCACACAGAAGCAGACATGAACTTCAGAGCAGACCGAGACATTAATCTTGAAGCAGGCAGAAACATCAACATCAAAGCCACAGGCGAAAACACTGCAACTGATCAAACCACAGGACGTGTTCACATTGATGCCAAAACCAACTATGAATTGGTGATTGGACAAGATGGTTTAATCACAGCAGGCGCAAACATCAAAACATATGCAGTAACAGACTTCAATGTCAACACAGGCAATGAAATACATTTGGACACGGCGGCAAAATTAGATACAAATCTAACAGCAAGTTTATCCACACATTCTGTGTCAGAAAAAACTTCCATCATGAAACGCATACCCACTCAGGAACCATGGGCAGACCATGAAGACAAAAAACGTGATGAAGTCACATCTGATCTCACAGATAGGGAGAAATTCTAATGCCTGAAGTGGCAAGAGTAGGTGATGAAGTAAGCACTGGACATGGTTGCGTAGCAACCACTACTTTGGACACACCTTCACAGAGCACTGTGTTTGCTAATGGCATACTAATATGCAGAGTGGGAGACCCTACAGTGGCACATCCTTTCCCACCAGATCCGCCTTGTGCTGATCACATAGCACAAATCAATGCAGGATCATCCACTGTGTTTGTGGCAGGTGTGGCCGTAGGCAGAAAGGGAGATTCTGCAGATGCTGATGAAATCACAGAAGGCTCGCCCACTGTGTTTGCAGGCGGTTAAATATAGCACATGACCATCGTATCATTCAAAGATCAAAAACGCACCACAAGAACACCAAAGAACCAAGTGTTCAGTGGTTTTTCCACACAGGGCAGAACATTTCAAGACCCTAAACTGTATGACATTGAATTGGTCAAACAAGATCTGCTCAATCATTTCAACATCCGCAAGGGAGAAAAGTTGGAAAATCCGGACTTTGGCACCAACATCTGGCTCTACATCTTTGATCCTTTGGATCAAGACACTAAAAATGCTGTGATACAAGAAGTTGAAGATGTGATTGCTTATGATCCCAGAGTGGATTTGGATCAGATAGAAGTGGATGAGTACGAACACGGTCTACAAATCCGCATGTCTGTGCTGTACATTGGTTATGGCATTGGCGAAACTATCAACCTGTTGTTTGACAATCAACAGGGCCTGCTCACAGGTGCTCAAACATTCTATCCAGTCAACACAACAAATTAAACTACCATTTAATTTAATCAATAAATACTCATAATGGCATCAACCAATCGTCAAAACTCACTCCTTGCCACCAGAGCATGGCAAAGAATCTATCGCACATTCCAACAAGCAGACTTCAAATCATATGACTTTGACACCATTCGCAGAACTCTGATTGACTACATCAAACTCAACTATGCAGAATCATTCAACGACTTCATTGAATCATCGGAATACATTGCTCTGATTGATCTCATTGCCTATGTGGCACAATCAATTTCTTACAGAGTTGACCTCAATGCCAGAGAAAATTTCATCGACCTTGCAGAACGCAAAGAATCAGTGTTGAGATTGGCAAGACTTATTTCTTATCAACCCAAGAGAAACATAGCTGGATCTGGATTCCTTAAAATTGATTCTGTCTCAACCACAGAATCTGTGTTTGATTCATCAGGCAACAATTTGGCCAACATTTCAATCCTATGGAATGACATCACCAACGATGCTTGGCAGGAACAGTTTAATGCTGTGCTGAATGCTTCATTTCCGAGAGAACAGTTTGTGGGCAAACCCACAGCACAAGATACCATTGCGGGTGTGCCAACAGAACTGTACAGAATAAATGGCAACAATCTGTCAGAACCCATCTATCCATTTTCAAAAAACATCAACGGCATCAACATGTCATTTGAAGCAGTGCCCTGTTCATTTGTGGGACAATCATATGTGTACGAAGAAGCACCCATACCAGGTAATTCTCTCAGTTTGTTGTACAAAAATGATTCCAAAGGATTCCAAAGCAACAACACAGGATACTTTGTTCACTTCCGTCAAGGCACAATCAACACACAGGATTTTTCTGTCACCAACACAGCACCCAACACCATTGTGTCCATCACAGAAAACAACATCAACAATGATGATGTGTTCTTGTTCAAATTAGATCAAAATGGTTTGATTGAATCACGTTGGACCAAAGTGCCTGCCATAACAGGCAACAACGTGATCTACAACTCATTGGAAAACTCCATCAACAATCAATTTGCTGTGGTGACCAAAGCTAATGATCAAATTGATCTTGTGTTTTCAGATGGTGTGTACGGCACCCTACCACAAGGCAACTTTAGATGTGTGTTCAGACAGAGCAACGGATTGACCTATTACATCCAACCAACCAACATGCAGAACATTTCCATTGATGTTGACTACACATCAAGAAATGGTCAGACCAACACACTCACCATCACAGCATCACTCAAAAACACAGTGACAAATGCATCTGCATCAGAGTCCATCACAGACATCAAGACACAAGCACCGCAGGCATTCTACACCAACAACAGAATGATAACTCCTGAAGACTATCAGATTGTGCCAAAACTGCAGAATCCATCTGTGGCCAAGATCAAATCACAGGTGAGAACTTCATCAGGTATTTCAAGATTTTTAGACATTGTGGATCCAACTGGTGTGTATTCACAGACAGACATTGTGTCAGACGATGGTGTGCTGTACAGAGAAGAGGACACAGAGTCCTTTGACTTCCAGTTCATCACCAGAGACGACATCAGAAAAGTCATTGTGGGCAGTTTGGATGATGTCATCAAGTCATCATCTCTCAAACAGTTCTACTACAAAAATTATCCAACACTGACAATTTCCAACACCACTTGGAACAAAAGCACACAAACCACCAACCAAGTGACAGGTTATTTTGACAATGGATCACCCGCAGCCATAGGATCGTCTGCAACTTCTAATTTGCGTTACATCACAGAAGGTTCTTTGGTTAAATTTACTCCGCCAGTGGGCCAACACTTCATGTTGAACAATGGCACACTGATGACAGGTGCTTCATCAGGCATGCCAGGATCATCTGACATTGCTTGGGCAAAGATTGTTTCAGTCACAGGCGATGGAAGCAACGGTGGTCAGGGCAATCTTGCTGATGGCACAGGTCCAGTCACTCTGAATGATCTTGTACCTTCCACTGCTGTGTTGTCTGAAATCATTGCCAAGTTTGACACCACACTCACAACCACAGTGCAAGACGCCATCTTGGATCAAGTGGTGCTGTACAACAACTTTGGATTGGGTTACGATACCAACACAGCCACATGGTATGTGATTGCAGAAGATGACCTCAACACAGGATCTTTCAATCTTGCCAATGCACAAGATACTACCAGTGCAAATCTTGATGCATCGTGGTTGATAAGATTTTCCACCAACGGTGTTTCATACACTGTGTACAACAGAGCCACCAGATATATTTTTGAATCTTTTTCGCGAAACAAGTTTTATTTTGACGAATCAGTCAAAATCAATGATCCAGAAACAGGACTCACCATCAAGGACAAGATCAGAGTGCTGAGATCCAATGTTGGTCCAGATTTCACATCCAGCCTAACCGTTGACTATGACTGGCAGATTGTAAAAAATGTGCTGGGCGAGGATGGCTATGCAGACACAAGGAAAATGCAGGTTGGATTCTTTGATGATGATGACGATGGTGTGGTGGACAATCCAGAACTGTTTGATCTCATTGTGGAACCACTCTCTGATGTCAACAACAAGTATGTGTTTTTCCAAGAAACCACAGATCAAGGCATCACAATTTATGTGCCCATCAACAACACCACTGTGGTGACCAATGAACAACAATCCGACATTGATGACTTGACCATTTATCCCAATGGTCAATTGTTTTATTTCCACAGCACAGATGAATTCAAAACCTACAGCACCACCACTGGTGTGTTGACTGCTGTGACAGGATATCGTGCAAGAGTTGGCAGACAAGATTTGTTGTACAACTACAAACACGGCGCACCCAGATCAAGAAGAATTGATCCTGCTGTGTCAAATCTCATTGATGTCTACATGATCACCAAAGCATACGACACTCAATTGAGACAGTGGCTGGCAAAAGGACAATCCACCACCAGACCCACAGCACCCACTCTGTTTGATCTTGAAAGTGCATATCTTTCATCACTGGATGAATTCAAGAGTGTGAGCGATGAAGCAGTGATCAACCCAGGTGAATACAAATTGATCTTTGGCCCAGGTGCTGATGCAGAACTACAAAGTCAGTTCAAAATTGTCAAGAATCCCAACACCAATGTGTCTGACAACCAAATCAAGTCTGATGTAATATCAGCCATCAACACATACTTTTCACTTGAACTGTGGGATTTTGGAGACACATTTTATTTCACAGAATTAGCTGCCTATATCCACAATCAACTGGCACCAGACGTGCTGAGTGTGGTGATTGTGCCCGCACAGAGTCCCAACGGATTTGGATCTCTGTTCCAAATCAATTCAGAGGACAACGAGATACTGATTTCATCCGCCACAGTTGATAACGTAGAAATTATCACTTCAATCACAGCTGACAAACTCAAGGCCACAGGCACAGTGGTTACATCGTCCACTGTGGCAACTACCACAACATCCACTGTTGCCAGCGTGAGTGATACCACAACATCATCAGGCAGTAGTGGAGGTTACTACTAATGGCGACGTCATCAAGGAAATCACATGAACTGTTGCCTCAAATTTTCCAAACAGATCGCAACAAGAGATTCCTTCAAAGCACCATTGATCAACTGATCGAACCCACACAGTTGGAAAAACTGTCTGCGTATGTGGGACAGAGATATCGTCCTTCATACAGATCCACAGATGTGTTCCTAGACGAAGTCACGCAACAGCGACAAAACTATCAACTTGAACCCACAGTGACCTACAAGAGCAATGGTGAAGACATTGACTTTGCTCATCAGTACATTGACATTGTCAATCAAATCCAAGCAGAGGGTGGATCTGCTGCCAAACACAACAGAATATTTGAACAGGAACACTATGCCTATACACCACCCATTGATGCAGACAAGTTTGTGAACTACAGACAATACTATTGGCTGACAGATTCAATTCCATCAGTAACCATCACTCCAGAAAACACAGGATCCACCACAACCTTTGGTGTGACCAATGTAGGATTTGAAGCATACCAGTTCACCCACAAAACAACCAACAATCCAGACATCATCGTCTACAAAGGCAACACCTACAATTTCAAAGTGTCTGCTCCTGGCCATAATTTCTGGATCAAGACACAACCAGGCACAGGCGAAAATGATGGATTTGATCCCGTGTATGTGGACAACAATGGCACAGATGATGGCACAGTCACACTGAGAGTGCCTGCGGCAGATTCTTCCACAACCAATCCCACTGTGTTGTACTATCAATGTGAACACCACGCAGACATGATAGGACGCATCATCATCCAAGACCTTGATGTTGATCAATTTGATCCAGCAGAAAATATTCTGGGCACACTGGGATTCACAGACCCCACGGGTTTTGAACTCAGCAGTGGCATGAGAATTACATTTGGATCCACAGTGGACAGCACATACGCCAGCAACACTTATTATATAGAAAATGTTGGCACCAACATCATCATGGTGTTGAACGCTGATCTTGAAGTTGTGGAAACCTACACAGACGCCACAGTGCCAGACTATTGGACCATCAACAGGGGATCTGATGATCGCAATGCATGGTCAAGATACAACAGATGGTTTCACATTGATGTCATTAGGAGTGTTGAAAACAAAAACAACACCACTGTGGCCATCACAGAAAGCCTCAGAGCCAAAAGACCCATTGTTGAATTTCTTCCTGGTCTTGAGTTGTACAATCATGGATTGACTGGACAAATTGTTGATGTGATTGACACAGGACAGACAGATGCACTGTCATTTGTGCAGGGCACAGCAGGATACATTGCTGATGGAGTGTCTCTGCAGACAGGTGACACTGTGGTGTTCACAGCAGATCCAGAACAGCGAGACAAAATTTTCACAGTTGAACTGCTCACTCTGGAAGATTCCACACAGTTGGTGTATTTGAATCTTGCAGAAACACTCACAGCCACAGCACAATTGGCCATCTCAGCAAGATCAGGCGCCAACAACGGCGGCAAGACCTATTGGTATGATGGCAGTGCATGGAATCTTGCACAGCAAAAAACTAGTGTGCAACAGAAACCCTTGTTTGATGTGTTTGATGCCACACATGTGAGTTTGGACAATGCCACATCATATCCATCCAGCACATTTACAGGATCCACACTGTTTGAAATTGCCACATCCAGTCAGGGCACTCCAGACACTGTGTACGGCACCAATGTGATCTATGATCGTGTGGGATTGATCAACGATTTGAGAATCAACGACACATTCAATTCAGGCACATACACATACACATCAGGCTCCAACACAGTGACAGACACTTTGAAACAGCATCATTTACACATCAACAGAACAGGCTACACCAGACAATTGATCAACAACTGGCGCAAATTGCCTTTTTCTAATTCGCAAAAAATCATAAAAGTTTACACAGCAGATTCTGATCAAACATACTACAAGGTTGATCAATATGTCAGACCTGATCAACTCACTGATCTAGTGACGCAGGTTTTTGTCAACGGAGTGTTCACCACAGACTACACTCGAACCACCATCAATCAAACTGTGTATGTGGTGTTGGACACAGCATCCACTGAGAATGATGTGGTCACTGTCAAGGCATATTCAAAAACAGGCACACCATCAGGTGAAGGATTTTTTGAAGTACCTCTGGGAATACAACGCAATCCATTGAATGAAACCATCACCCAAACCACTCTGGGTGATATCATCCAACACTTTACGTCTGCCACACAAGAAATAGCCACATTCACAGGCACAGCAGTGGGTGCCAACAACACCAGAGACATCGAACTGCCATTTCAGTATGGTTCCACCATACTGCAACACTCAGGTTCTGTGCCATTGGCATCTGTGTTCCTCAAAGATGAAGTTATTAATCTGCCCAAGGCAATGAGATACGCAGGCAGAGAATATGAAAAATTCAAAACTCAAATCATTCAAACTGCCAACTCTCTGTCTTTGGATCAAACAGACGAACTCAATCTTGATCGCATCCTGAGAACCATCAATCAAAACAAAAATTCTGATTTTGCATTTTACAATTCAGACATGTTGGGATATGGCGATGACAAAACTGTGTTGACCTACACAGTGACAGACACATCTATTGTGTACTATCCTATCACCAGTCAATTTGATTTGGCCACACTGAGTGAGAGAGCTGTGTATGTGTATCTCAATGACACACAACTGGTGCATGGTCAAGGCTATGTGTTCACAGACACAGATGATTCGTCCAATCAAGTGGGCATTGAAATGCTGGCTGTCACTGCTGTGAATGATGTCATACGAATAGTTGAACACAACAACACATATGCTTCATACATTCCTGCAACACCAGCCAAACTAGGATTAGCACCCAAATATAAACCAGAAATTTATTATGACACTTCGTATCAGTCACAAGATTCATCTGTGAACGGAGTGCAAGTGATCAGAGGACATGATGGTTCCATCACAGTGGCCTATGGTGACTTCAGAGACAACATCATTCTTGAATTTGAAAAAAGAATTTACAACAACATCAAGGTCACACACAATCCTGATCTACTGAACATTTCTCCTGGATTCTTCAGAGACAATGAATACACAGATCAAGAGTATGAAAGATTTTTTGCAAGAGATTTTTTCACCTGGACAGGAACCCATGCAGTTGATTACACCACCAACACAACCTATGATTCGGGAAATGATTTCACATACAACTACAGCAGATATGCCAATTCAATTGACCAAACACAATTGGAAGGATATTGGAGAGCCATTTACAAAAAATGGTATGACACAGACACGCCACATCTTACACCATGGGAAATGTTTGGTTTTTCAGAAAAACCTGCTTACTGGGAAGGAAGATATGGTCCTGCACCATACACTTCAGGCAATTTGATTCTGTGGAATGATGTGGCAGACGGATTCATAGCAGGAGGTTCACGCAAAGGCTACTATGAAAAGTATGCCAGAGGACAATCATTTTTAGGAGTGATTCCTGTGTCAGACTCGGGTGAACTGTTGGCACCAACCAATGCAGGTATAATTGGATCATCTGCTGTGTCTGACAGTGATCGGTCTGCCAATTGGTTGTATGGCGATCAAGCACCGCCAGAGACTGCTTGGAGAAGATCCAGTGGTTACAGGTTTGCTGAACAGGTTGCTCTGTTTCTTGCCAAACCTTCGCGATATGCAGGTTTATACTTTGATTATTCGAGATACAGCACAAACTTTGATCAAATTGTGTATGAAAACACAGTGAGAGTTACTCCCAATGAACTCAAACTGCCCACAGGCACCACACTTACTGCTGGATACATCAACACAGTGTTTGATTATGTCAAACATCTTGGCTACGCTCAAAACACATACATCGCCAACAGACTGGACAATCTCAGTGTGCAACTCAGTTACAAGTTGAGTGGATTTACCAACAAGTCAAATCTACAAATCATCATAGGTGCTGTGTCACCCACATCAACCAATAGAGGTGTGTTCATGCCACAAGAAAATTTCCAACTGTTGCTGTACAAATCAGCACCAGTGGTGACAGCCAACTATTCGGGTGTGGTGGTTGAAAAATCTTCAGGTGGCTACAAGGTGAGCGGATATTCCAACTTTGACAGAACATTCACATATTTTCCGCCAAGACAGAACAACAATTTCACCAACATTACAATTGGTGCAACCACAGATCCATTCACTGTGTGGCAGCCAGGCGGATTCTATGTGCGTGGAGCCATTGTGAAAAATGGTGCCACGTTCTATCGTGCCAATACCAACATCAGCAGTGGACAGACATTCAATGAAGACAACTGGAACACCATAGGCAACACTCTGCCACTCAAAGGTGGCACTACAGTTAAAAAATACAAAAATTATCTTGCCACCACCAGCACAGTGACCTATGGCACAGAATTTGCCACAGCACAAGCAGTGTCTAACTTTTTGTATGGATACAGTGAATTTCTTGAATCACAAGGATTTGTGTTTGAAGACTATTCCAAGGAACTTGACACACCCATCAATTGGGATCTGTCTGTGAAAGAATTCCTGTTTTGGACCACACAGAACTGGGCCAATGGATCAGTCATTGCTCTATCACCAGCAGCTGCCCAACTCAAGTTTGTAAGAGCCAACACAGTGGTGGATGATCTCACTGACACAGACCAATACTACACAGTTTTACAACAGGATGGCCTGCCTATCACTCCTTTGAATCTTTCAACCACACGACAAGATGGTGAATTCACTGTGGCCACCAATCCAGATGAAGATGGTGTGTACAATGTGGACATCAAAGCAGTGCAGAAAGAACATTTGTTGGTGCTGGACAACATCACAAGTTTTAATGACGCTGTGTTCAACACAGTGACAGGAGCGAGACAGGACAGAATCAAATTGGTTGGATTCAGGACTGCAGGATGGAACGGAGATGTGTATGCTCCAGGAGGCATCATTGACAGAGCCATCATCAGCAATTGGACTGCGAACACAGACTACAAAATAGGCGATGTGGTTGCTCTGCAAAACAAAACATATGTGGTGATTGAAAATCACACATCGGGCACAACATTTGATGCCAAAAAATACAAACTCAAATCCACAACACCAACACCAGATCTATTGCCAAACCTTGATGCTAAAGCAGAATCATTCAGAGATTTTTATTCACTGGACACAGACAACTTTGATGCTGTGCAACAGTCATATGCTCAACACCTTATTGGATATCAAACCAGAACATTCTTCGAAGATCTTGGATTGGATGAATTAACACAGTACAAATTCTATCAAGGTATGATTCGTGACAAAGGCACCAGCAAACCTATCACTCGTTTCAGAAGTTTAGAACAAGCAAGACAGTCCAACACCTATGATATATTTGAAGAATACGCATTCAGAGTTGGCGAGTATGGTGGACACAGAACACTTAAAGAATATGAATTCACTGTGGATGAACGCAAGCACCTGCAACAAAAACATGTGTACCAAATCACTGACCAAGCACAAGCCGACACAGATGTTGTGATCAATGTGCATGATGACACACTGCTCAAAAGACCAGTTGAGTTTTCAACCACTGTGTTCCCCACACTTGCGTATTCAGAAACCAATCAACCACAGAGCATTTTCGCATATCCTGTGGCTGGATATCCGCAACAGTCACAGGTTGATGCCACCGTGTTCAACGAACAAGATCTATTGACACTCGATGCCAACACCCTCAAAGAAGGCTTCACAGTGTGGATTGCCAACACTTCTGCCAATGATTGGGATGTCAAAAGATACAACACACTCGATTTAAACATCATAGACTATGTGCAGTTTGACAACAAGTTGCAGTTTAGATGTGCAACACCGCATGGATTGACACCAGAGCAGTACATTGGCATCACCAACTTTGGCTCACTGGCAGACGGAGTATATCAAGTGGCTTCTGTGCAAGACTCCACAGACAATCTTTACAATTTCACAGTCGCATATGAAGGCACTGTGGACTCCAGCAACAGCAGAGGCATTGTGGGTGTGTTTGCCACAGTGAGAATCAATTCAATTGATGACATTGACACTGTGTTGCCTGACAAAGATTTTGCCACAGGTGATTACATCTATGTGGACAACTCATACACCACCAGTGACGGCCTGTGGAAAGTGTATCAAAAAACAGAAAACACACAGTACGAATACAATGAACTGACCACTCTCAGTGATGGTNNAACACCTCAAGCCAACTACGGCAATTCTGTCGCTGTCAGCACAGACGANAACTACATTGCTGTGGGATCACCAGGCACNAATGATGTGTTCATCTACAAGAGACCAATTGCATTTGACTCAACNACAGTNGACAACTTTGCGCTCAACACACAATTCACACTGCCNTATCTNAATGACTCNNCCATCACTGCAGGCATCAGCAATGACAACTTTGGTGACACAGTGAAATCAACTTCAACTGGNGACAGAGTGTTTGCATCAGCACCCAACAGCGGCAACCTTGTCAAACTCACTCTCACAACCACTGGCCTAAGTTTTCAAATTGGAGAAGAATTGCGTCAAGCATCCAACGGTGCTAGAGGCATCATTCTTGACAATGATCCTGCCACAGATATCATTGTGGCAAGACAAACCACCACCACAGATTTCACTGATGATTCTGCTCTATTGGATGTGCATGATTCATCTTCTATTGTTGACATAGTGGGCGTGGAAGGCACAGACGGACAAGATCAAGGATTGGTAGCCATGTTGGTGAGAGACAATGATGATTCGGCAGTGAGTTATGCAGTGCAACAGTACATCACAGCACCAAATCTTGACAGAGGAGGACTGTTTGGGTATGACATGTCGGTGTCGGGAGATGGCACATACTTGGCAGTTTCAGCACCGGGTGGCCCTAATGATTCCACACTATTNGATCAAGGCACTGTGTATGTGTACAAATACAACACATCAACAGCNAGATACGANCACTATCAAACACTGGCAGCTGCCAACAAAGAAGTTGGTTCAAGGTTTGGTGAATCAGTTGACATTTCGCAGGATGGCACAACCATTGTGGTTGGATCCAGTAAAGCCACTGACTCCACTACAACCACAGCAGGCAAAGTGCATGTGTACAGATTGATCAATGACACCACATGGACAGAAGTAGAAGTATTGTCAGGAGGTTCGCTGGAAACTGATGCAAGATATGGCACCAGTGTGGCCGTCAGTGAAGATGGCACAGATATCCTGGTAGGAGCACCCAACGACAGCATCAATTTTGCCAATGGCGGTGCTGTGTATCACTACATCAACCGCACCAGCACATTCAATACAGACGGCTCCACCACACAATTCACTGCCACATTTGACATTGATCACAGCCAAAAACTTTCAGTGTCCATAGGATCCACTGTGTATGTGGCCAATGACGGATCCACAACACCAAACTATTCAACAGATGGCACCACCAATGTGATCACACTCAGTGCGGCCCCTGCCTCTGGTTCAACCATTGTGGTAGAACAGTACACATTAGAAAAAATCATTGCACCACGCAACATCAGTGCCAGTGTGGGTTTTGGCACACACATTGAACTGTACAACAATTCAGCGGCAATTTTTTCACTGCAGGGTGACACCAAACAGATCACAACATTTGACACTGTGGCCACAGACGGCTCCACTCAATTGACAGGCACCACATTTGATGACGACGCCACCAAATTTACATCAACTGTNGCAGACACAGGCACTGTGTCTGTGTACAGCAAATATGATCAATCATTTGTGTNNGATCAAACACTNACNATTGCAGGTTTATCACTGGGAGATTCCTTTGGACAAANCACAGCATTTGCCAACAACAATTTGTATGTAGGAGCACCCAACAATGACACAGTGGCAGACAACAGGGGTGCAGTGTATCAATTCAACAAGGCAGGCAACGACAAACCATGGAGCACTGTGGTCACACAACCCAGTGTGATCGACATCAGCAAAGTCAAAAAAATATTTGGCTATGACAGCACCACCAATGAACTGCTCACAAGATTGCAACACATTGATCCTGCCAAAGGCAAACTGTTTCCAGAAGTTGAAGCCAACATCACCTACAAGACTGTGCATGATCCCGCAGACTATCGAGCATGGGACGAAACACAAGCAGGCAAAATTTGGTTCGATCTTTCAACCATCAAGTATCAATGGTATGAGCAAGATGATTTGGCATACAGATATCAAAACTGGGCAAGACTGCATCCAAGTTCCACAGTCAACATGCTGGAGTGGACCAGAAGCGATGTGACACCAACCAGATACAATGAGTTGGCCATCACAGCAGAAGGACAAACTCAAGGCTACACAGGCACTGCCAGAGGAAATTTTGTGGTCAAACAATTCTTTGATGATGAAAAAAATACATTTGTTGACTACTATTATTTTTGGGTGGCAAATGCCACAGTGTTGCCACAAACCAATCCTCACAGAACACTCACAGGAGCACAGTTGTCACAGGCCATTGAAAACCCCAACAATTTTTCAGAAACATGGTCAGCACCCATAGACACAGATGCACTGTTGATTTCATTGAGTAGAAGTCTGTTGAATGACATCAATTTTGTGGTGCATGCAGAAACCACATCTGACAGCAATCAATTGATTCCGCACACAGAATATCAAATGGTTGCCAAAGGCGACACTGGTTCGACTATCCCAGCAGTGTTGACCACCAAATTCCATGATTCATTGGTGGGCACAGATGCACAAGGACAGTCAGTGCCAGACACCACAATCCCAGTCAACATGAGATACGGCACACTCAACAGACCACGACAAAGTTGGTACAGCAACAGAACAGATGCCATCAAGGTGTTGGTGCAGTACATCAATGACAAATTGACTGCAAAACCATATGTGTCACTGTATTCGATTTCTACACTTGAAAGTTTTGATCCAGTGCCAAACATACTGTTGGGTGGATATAATAAAACTGTGGACACAGAAGTTGAACTGGATTATGTCAACACACAAACTTTCAGCATAGGCTACAAAATTCTTGTGGAATCTGATTCTACTGTGGGCGGTGGTTGGAGAATATATGAGTGGGACGGTTCAACGTGGACAGCAACCACAACTGCTGAATCATATGACACCAGAGACTATTGGTCATACACGGATTGGTATGCTCAAGGCTATGACAGCACTCTTTCATTTGACTACACAGTGGCAAATGAACAGACTCGTTTGTCTACAGAGTATCAAACAGGTGATGTGGTCAAAGTGCTGTCATCATATGATGGCAATTTTAGAATCTATCTTAAAACATTTGATGGCTGGCAAAACATTGCCATTCAAAACGGCACTGTGGCACTCAGCACCACTCTGTACACTGCCACTGATGCAGGTCAAGAAATAAGGAAAATATTTGAATGGGTGCAGAATGATTTGACAGGTGATGACACACTGAGATACAAAGATGTGTTCTTCCTTGGTGTGAGATTGGCACAGATACAAAATCGTGATGCTGATTGGTTGTTTAAATCATCTTTCGTCACAATCAAAAACACATTTGCCACCCTCAGCCAAGACAGAGAATACCAAGTCAACACATCTAATGCTGTGCGTGAATTTTTAGAAGAAGTGTTGCCATTCAAAACTATTATAAGGGAAGAAAATACCCTGTATCAAAATTCAGAAACATTTGGTGGTGACATCACAGACTTTGACAATCGTTCTTACTATGATTTTGAAACCAGATCTTATGTGGCACCCACTGTGTACTCAGACAACTCCACATACTTTCCTGTGTACAATTCAAATCCGTGGAAATTCTATTCAGACAACTACAAGTACAGTATTTCATCGATTATTATTGTGGATGCTGGATTGGGATACACATCAGTACCAGTAGTAACCATCACAGGTGGTGGTGGCACAGGAGCCACAGCCACAGCAACCATATCAGATGATTCTGTAGGAACTGTTACAGCAATCACATTAACATCCGCAGGTTCGGGATTTACATCAACACCCACAGTAACAATCACTGGCGGTGGCGGAGCATCTGTGACAAGAACTGCTCGTGCTTATGCTGTGTTGACCAACAATACCATTAGAAAACTTGACACCACAGTCAAATTCGACAGAGTAAATTCACTGAGTGAAACTGCCAGCAACACCATTGTGGAATGGACTGCACAGACCACATTTACAGCAGGACAAAATGTGAGATACCTCAATGAAATATACAGAGTAACAACTACATTTACGTCTGGTGATGCATTTATAGATGCAGTTGAACTATCAGACTCGTCTACAGTCAATCCTGTCAATGATGATTCAACAATAAGCGATGATTCACCTTTGGTAAAATGGACTGCCACAGACAGAATCCATGCATACTATGATCCTGCCGCTGGCATGGCAGGACTGATAGGCGACGGTTCCACCACATACAATGCATATGCACAATTGATGACAGGACTTGAGTATCCAGGAGTGAGAGTGTTATCGCAGGCTCTAGCCAATGGCGAAGGTTATGACAATGGTGGCTATGACTTGTTTGCATATGACAATCCCATCACAGATCCAGCAACTCCGTTAGATGACTTGGTTGATTTGGATCAAGTGTTAGATTCACGCACATTTACAACCACACTGGGATCACGTGCAGAAGACATCAATGTGGTAGGAGATGCTTTCATTTCAGAATACTCTGCATACGCACCAGAAGAAAAGGTTCCTGGTGGTGTGTATGACACCATGGATTTAAAAGTTTACACCAGAGCATCTGATGGTGCTTCAGTGATACAAAAACGCATGTACTATGGCGACGGTGTTGCTGTACAGTACGACACACCAAGTCTATCTTCCACAGCAGGATTAAGAGTTTTTGTCAACAATCAATTCAAACAAGAAGGCATCGACTACACAGTAACACTTGATGCAGACAACAGTTATGTTGAGTTCACCACTGCACCTGCATTGAACAGTTTGATCACATTGCAGTCTATCAAAGTGTCAGTTGACAATCTTGTGGCTCAGTATGCACTCACAGGTGATGGTTCTTCAACCACATACAATGTTAATGTGTCAAGAAGTGCAGTGACACAACACTATGTGTTGGTAAATGGCGTGAAAGTTAATGTGTCGCTTGATCTGGGTGATGATTCAGCATCAACAAACATTGTGTTTGAAACCACACCAGCACAAGGGTCATTGATTGATGTCTATCTGTTTGACATCACAGATTCTACCAAAGCATTTTCAGAAGTTGTTACAACCACATATGAAAATGTCGATACAGATTCTGCAGAAAATTATGTGACTCTCACCACAGCACCTTCTATCATTGGCCCGTATCATCACAAAGCCATTGTTGAAGGCATTGCCAACGACAGCACCAATAGATACAGATTGGCACCGCCACAAGCGGCATATTATACAGGTGATGGATCCACAACACAATTTGGTATGCCAAATGATCCTGTTCCGGCAACTTCTGCCACTGATGACAACACAGAAGTGTGGAAAAATGGTGTGTTGCAAACCAGTGGATACACTCTTTCAGTATCTGCATTTTGGGGCAAAAAAATTGTATTTGACACACCACCAGCAGATGATGATACCATTGCATTGGTGTTGAAATCAGGACACGATTACGAAATTGATTCCAATGGTAGACTGACACTGTTGACAGGATGGCCTGGGGATTCATCCATTAACAATGAAAAAATTGTTGTGACAACATTTACCAATCATGATCAAATGTACATGCAGACAGAAGTGTTTGCTGGTATCAGCACAGGCAAGTTTACATTATATTCGACCCCTGTGAGTTCAGACTATGTATTTGTAAGCCTTAACAAAAATTATCTTACAGCAAATCATGACTTTAGAGTTGACGGTGCTGTTGTTACAATATCAGGTGTGTCTCTCACATCGTCGGATGAAATTGTTGTAAGCTATATTGCAGGTTCAGTGTCAAAAGAAGCAATTGGATATAGAATTTTCAAAGACATACTCAATAGATATCATTACAGAAGAATTTCATCCACTCACTCAACACAGTTGGCGCAAGATCTTGCTGTGGATGACACAACCATTGTGGTGCAGGATGGTTCAGTGTTGGCAGAACCTTCCACTGCAAACAATATTCCTGGTGTGGTGTTCATTGGCACAGAACGAATTGCATACTTTGGCAAATCCGGCAACACACTCAGTAGACTATTCAGAGGCACACTAGGCACAGGTGTCCAGGCTCACTCCAGCGGTGCATATGTGGTGGATGGATCAAAGGTTCAGGAAGTACCATACGAAGACACCACCATCACAGTGGAAAAAACTGGAGATGGTAGCACAGTGAATTTTGATCTTGGGTACACACCAAGCAGTAAAGATGAGATCACAGTGATAGTGGGTGGCACTGCCACAAGAGATTTCACAGTTGGCACAGATTCAGCAGGCGCAGTCACATTGACCACAGCGCCAGCAGATGGAGTGTTGATAAAACTGATCAGGAAAACTGGCACAGTGTGGTACAACCAAGGCGAAAGCACTGCGGCCAACGGACAGGGTTTACAAGCATCCACAGGCAAAGAAGTGTTGTTCTTGCAGAAAGAACCCACTGATCTAAGACTGTTTTGATAGGAGTCGCTAAAATATACGCTGATTTTAAAGGTAACTAAATACAACACATGACAGAATCCAACACTCCAAACTCTGATCCTAAACAAATCAAACCTGATGAACAACAGGGATTGAACATTCAAGGACACATCAAAATATACGATCCTGAAAGCCAAGAAGTGTATGTAGACAAACACAATGCAATTCACTATGAAAATTTTTCTGTTTCTTTGGCCAAATCAATTGCCAACAAAACCACCGGATTTATAGAAGAAATGCACTTTGGCAACGGCGGCACATCTGTGGACACCACAGGCATCATCACATATTTGACACCAAACACATCAGGCGACAATGCCAATTTGTACAACAGAACATATTACAAGAGCATCAACGATCAATCATCGCTCAACACAGATACCACAAGAAACAAGATCACAATTTCGCACACCAACGGAACCACCTACACAGACATGATTGTGTCTTGTCTATTGGATTTTGGTGAGCCTGCAGGACAATCTGCATTCGACAACACAACCACAGTGAATGACACATATGTGTTTGATGAGATTGGACTGTTTTCATGGGAAGGCACAGCAGGTGCAGGCAATCTTCTAACCCATGTTATATTTCACCCTGTGCAAAAGTCATTGAACAGATTAATTCAAATTGATTATACGATTAGAATACAGTCATTGACTAACTTTGTGGATGTATAACCATGGCATATACAATAAACAAAACTGATGGAACTGTACTAACAACAGTTGTAGACGGTACACTCAACACAGACACTACACTGCAACTCATTGGCAGAAACTATGAAGGCTATGGAGAAGCATTCAACGAAAATCTTGTCAAACTACTAGAAAATTCATCTAACGCAACAGCTCCAACAGCACCTGTCAAAGGTGAACTTTGGTTTGATGCATCCAATAATAATTTGAAAGTTTATGATGGCACTGCATTCGCCCAACCAAATCCTTCAAGAAGATCAGTTTCTGCACCGACTACAAGTTTGCAAAAAGGTGTTTTGTGGTATGACACAGCCAACAATGATTTGTATGTTTACAACGGTTCATCGTTCATTAATGTATTACTGACCGATCAAATTCTTGATGAAGACAACATGTCGACTGACTCTGCAACTCGTGTTGCTTCTCAACAATCAATCAAAGCATATGTAGACACACAGTTATCATCCACGTCTTCAGCACTTGATTTAGATTTTCAAGGTGATTCTGGTGGTGCACTTTCTGTGTTAATTGATTCACAGACATTGACTATCGCAGGCGGGGATTCTATAACAACTGTGGGATCGGGACAAACACTCACAATTGATCTAGATGAAAACATCACCGTGAACCAAATTTCATCAACAGATTCGACATCAGTAACAATCAACGACAATTTAAATGTTGAAGGCACAATACAAGCATCTGGAACAATCAGAACAACCACATTGGATGTAAACACAATTCAATCTTCTGATTCTTCTGGTATCAACATCAATGAAACTGCACTGTATGTAAATGGTGAACGAGTTTTGACCACTGCTTCATTGCCAGCAGATTCTGTTGACACACCACAGATTGTTGATGATGCTGTGACTCGTGCAAAACTAAACACAGAAGTTGAACTAATCATTTATGATTCGTCAGGAACCCCAGTTAAAACATTGTATGGTGCGGGAGCGTAACCATGGCAGTTAGAACTCCTCTGTACAACAATGCAGGCAATCTGCAAGAAATGACTTC